TGTCTCGCCTCGGTGTCCTTGATCTCCATAATTTCTGATTTTGTCATTTTGTTGCCGCCAACGTTTGCGGGCGGTGTCGGTGTGCTTGCACCTGCTTTCCCTTCACTAACTATGAAGTCAGCCCACTCCTCTTTTACATTGGCTTTGAGTTCATCCAAGCCCTTAATAGCTCCGTCGTCGTCAAGCTCGATTGAATTGAATCCTGTCGCTTCTGCAACCTTCATCACTGAATCAAGTCTCTTCTCAGATACACCGATATCCTTTAGCATTTCTCTGTATGCCTTGCTCTTAGCGGCTTTCGTCTCTTTGGCAGTGATTTCATTCTTATAGCTGTCGTACTCAGCTTGAAGCTTCTCGTACTTGTCTTTAAACTCATCAGGCTGACTCTCTTTAGTCTTCAAATCCTCAAGCTCTTTCTCTACGCCTTCCAACTTGTCTGAATCGGCTTTGTACTTCTTAGCTTCATCCTTTGCCGCGTCTCTTTCCGCTTTAATAGCATCCACCACCTCGGTGTGCATTTCGATGATCTGGTCGATTTTCTCGGCATCAATTCCCATTGCTACAAGTGCTTTTCTGGTAAGTGACATGTTTATCTCTCCTTTGCTTCGTCCGCAGTGCTTCGCGGTTCGAGATTATTTGTTACCTCCTCGCCTGTTCTTCGGCTCGGATATGTTAAGCCTTTCGGCTTGCAACCTTGTATATGGCGGTACCTGCCGTCAAACAGTACCGCCACTCACCACTTAGCAGGTGCCGGCTCCACATGCTTTTTGCTCTCGTCTCACTTCGTACACACGAACCAAGAACCATGTGGTATTCTTTTTCTAGCCAAACAAGCAAATAAAAAAGCCCTACTCGAAGAAGACTCTCCGAATAGAGCTATGTTTCGTGTAAGGCAATGATTCGGCATTGCCGAGTTAGCTAGACTTTTTCCACGTAATTATTCGCTTGTCTATACATTACTTACATTTTCACTCTAGCAAACTTTCTTATTTAATGCAAATGTTGAAACACAACATCTTGTGGTATTATGAAATTTTTTTCGATATTTAGCTCATTGCATTCTTAATATAGTTAGTGATCTGCTCTTTATTCCTCTCTACAGCATTCTTAAGGAACCTGTTGGGCGCCATTTTTGAAGTGCCTTCGTGAACATATAGCGCATATTCTACATTGGTTCCTATATACACAGCCTTTTCAGCATCGACAACATCATAAGTGATACTATCGCGGAGGTGTCCTGTGTCAATTCTTCGCGGCGTGTTCTCCAGCTCTTCCTTAGATTCGCCCTCGATGTGTATTCCTACGCCTTCAAGAGCCGCGCTAAGAGCTTTATCAACAGCACTCAGATATTCTGATGAATGATCGTCAATTCGTATACTGCTCATAATACGCCTCTTGTCTATCAATAAAGAAGTCTACCCACTCAGGATTCTCTTTATCGAATATCTCTTTCTGTTCTGGTGTCAGCTTGTGTGGATAATCAGCGAATAGGTTAAACTCCTCGTTCCTATCAAAGCTAAATACGAACTCGCCTTCTTTATCGTCATTATCCAGCCACCATATTTTATCTGTTGAGTTTTCTTTATACCACTCACTTCTCATGTCCGCCAACTCCTTTTTTCTGTTTGTCAGCATCCGTGTTTATATATCCTAATATATCCTTAAACTCATCGTTACCTTTGAAACTATCAACAGCGGTTAATTGTACTTTTTGTCCGAATATCATAACGCCGTTCTCGTCTCTCAAAAGCTGCCCGTTCTCCATTATCGGGGTATTACTTGCTGTTTTTCTGCACTTGAAACGATCTACCAACTTCTCAGCCATTGAACATTTTTCTTCGCTTACAACAAGTTTCATTCCTTCTTCTGTCTTTTCATACCTTCCGACAAATTTTGTCGTGAATAAGTGCCAACCTGCTCTCTCGGCGCTCTGCAACTCTAAATATTCATAGCCTTTGTCGGTATTTCTTATAATAGCGGCATGCTTTCCGCATGATAAGCGGTATTCTTTGCCTTTCTCTAAATCTAATTCTTTCAGCTTCTTCGCCAATTCCGACGCTTCCTTCTTGAAATAGAACGTCTGAGTGTCCACATTATCAAGCTGATTTATTAGTGAAGAGTTCTTTCTTAATGCAAAGAACTCACAACTCTCGCCGCCTCTAAAGTCGCGTACATCCAAGCCATGTTTATTAGCGATATAAGCGTATGATAATGACGAACAACTACCTTTTGTCATGTCGCCACCAGAAATACGTCCAATAATCTCTGATTCGGTTAATGCCTTATCTAAGTATTTAACCTCTTTATATTCTATCTCCGCGCCCCAATTTTTAATGTTCTCGATCAGCTGTTTATGTGCTTCTGATTCTGGTTTAGGTATACTCTCTTTTATTATACCACCATTCGCATATTGATTTATAAATTCTCTCTTAAATTGTTTTGCTTTCTTATCCTGATTTTCAATATCTGTTGACTTAGCCTTCGCATTTCTCCATTCATCGTATGACATTCCGCCCAGCCCCGAAGTATCTCTGTACTGCCTCGCCAGCGGTGTCAGCCCTTCTACAACACCTCTAAGAGAACAACGACAGTTATACACTTCCGAAGCGTCGCCGTGAGGGTCTGCGGGATATTCTAAACCGTTCGAGAACTGCTCTCCTACAGGTCTGATCTCTCCATCAAGCCATCTGTGTGTATGTCTCGTCCTTCCGTCGAGTGTAGCCATCCACATCTGTTGTAATTTAACGCCCTTCTCCTCGGCTCTCTTATATGCATCAACTCTTCCCGCGTTCTGCACACCTGTTGATATGGTTCTAGCGTTCCTAATGGAAGCCTTGCGGTCTTTATCGCCTACCTGCGTAGCTAATCTTGTAGCAAGCTTTGAAATAGAATCGCCCTGTAATATTCCCTGTATCATTACGCTCTGGAGCTGTTGCTTATTCCATTTAACAGCCTTGCCTTCTGCGATCTGTGCGGCTAATTTCTTACCTACAGGCGGTGCAATATCGGGGTTCTGTTCTACAAGCCTATTAACCGATTCCTTCGACCAAAGCGTGAACGGCGTGTTAATTCCTGCCATGTGTTCTACTTGGTATGTAGCATAATTGAAGTTTTCAGCCCATATCTCAGGAGAATACTTTCTGACGTAATCGAGGGATGTTTTGCTAGTTTCTACGAGCTGTTTTGCTATAGCTTCTTTCTGCTCCGCCCAGCGCCTTCCTACTGCCATCTGACCGATGCGCCACTGTTGATACTCTTCTTTAGTACGTTCACCGTTCGCAACCCATCTTCGCCATGTTTCATCCTTCTTCTCGAACTTAGCGAAATAAGTGGATAATTCATCCTCTATCTCTTTCATCGCTACGGCGTACTCGTGATTGATGCGTTTTTCTATCAAATTTTCAATGCGTTCGGTGTCCTTTTGCCCTCTATCCATTAATTTCACTCCGATTTTGCCGTTAACCCCAGACATACAGCCGTTTATTGCATTTTTGAGGCTGATTTATTAACGGTTTGTCGTGTATAACTCCGTTGCTATATCAGCCTTAGTTATCGGTATTACGAATTTATATTAATATGCATCAAGCCTTTGTTTTTTAACTTCTCTCTGATCGAGTCTATCTGAACCTGTATAGTCTCTTTAACCTGTTCCTTCTGTTCAGGGGATAAGTCGTTAAGCCTGTTTTGTAGCTGAGATATGCTGTCCTTGATCTGGTTAATCATCTGCGTTGTCTGCGCCGAGCTTCCTGAACTCTTAGAACTGCTTTCTGAACTTTTGCTACTTCCTGAGCTCTTACTACTTCCTGATGAGCTCTTAGAGCTACTTCCTTTTGACGTACTAGCCTTTGCGGAAGCCTTCTTAGCCTGAGCATATGAAGCGTTGCCCTTCATGCTCTTAAGTTCAGCCATAGCTTTATTCTGGTACTCAGCTCTGATCTTATCCTTTTCCTCAGGGGTCTTAGCTTTGGCAAGAGCGGCGTTCATTTCGGTTTTTAGCTTCTCTTTAGCCATAGCCCACTGCATCTTACCTTCATCATTCAATCCGCCTGTAGAAAGTCCTACAAGATTAGTCTGCTTGCCCTTTTTAGTGGAAGCTTTCTTCGTTCCCTTCTTGCGTCCTTTCTTAAGACCTTTCTTTTTATACTTCTCATAATATTCATGAGCTTTCACAGGGTCGTAAGCCATAATTAAATCTCCTTCAACATGTTTTCGAGCATCGAGAGAACCTCTTCCATGCCTGCGGTATCTTCGGTATCTTCTTCCTCAACCTCTTCATCGAGCAAATCTTCCTCTTCATCTTCGAGGACTCCACCCATTTCGAGCTCGTCAGCTTCCATTCTCTCGAGTACATCCTCTATCTGGTCGCCGTCTCCGAGAAGTGTGAGAACCTTCTCTGTCACATATTCGCTATCGAGCGCCTCGGATGCCTGCAATACGGTTCCTACGCTCTCATTAACGTTTACGAGCTTTGAACGTGTGAATGGAGGTTCGTCGTCTATTCCGGCAACCTCTAAAATTCCGCTGATAAACTGTATTACTTGATATTCATACATATCAGCTTTAGCGTTAAGCGGTTCATATGCCGCCTCAATCTGTGTAGCTGTTACGGCTCCGCCCTTAATCTCATCAACGTTGAGTGCCATGTAGTCCTTGTACAAATCAGCCTCTAATCTGTCTAACAGCCTCTCCCTAGCTTCGTAAGGAATCTGAACTGTCGTAGCTTCTGCACTCTGGTCGTCGTCGAGCGATGCCATCTTGGTGGTGTGTATTCTATCAAGGAATCTAACTAGGTCTGTATCATCCATTCCGCCAGCGCCTTTAAGAATCCAATAAATCTGTGCCGTGTCGAGGTCGTTAAGGAATCCGTTCTTAATGAGATCGTATGCGTCTATCTGCTCCTGTATTCCGACAAGCTCGCTCTGCTTCTCTTCATTCGCCCAGAGGGGAACGATCGGGAAGGAAGGATAATTCTCACCATCGTATACTTCCGTTCCGTCTACTTCGGATGTTCTAACCTTAAGAATGTAAGGCGTTTTATCTTTCAGGATTCTTCCGCCCTGCTCGTCCTTAGCTACATCAGCACGTTCATTCCAGATATAGTTCGTATATCCATCCTCTTCGTAGAATGTAGCTCTTAGCGGTCTGGTTGAGTCTACCTGCCAGAATCTAACGCCTGCTCTAAGCGCTCCGTTCTCTTCGTCGTATAAAGGAGCAAACTCTACAAGTCCGAATACTTCCATATGGTCGAGATTGAAGAATCCGAATGATTCGCCCTGTACAAGCGCCATCTTTCCGGCTCTCTGTAACTGTGTGTCGAAATCTGTTCCCAGCTTATCCGATGTATCATCCTCTCCCCATGTAACGCCATTACCGAGAAGGTATTGATTTTGCTGTGTGGTGAAATATGCGAAGAAGTTTCGCGTAGTCTTATGGTTAGGGCTCCACTTATCGACTACTGATCTTCCGTCGATTGTACGTAGAGTCTTCTGATATTCGATTATGCTTGTGTTCCTCTTGGCGTTGTACTGCTTACCTGTTACCGCCATCTTATACGGCTCACTAGCCTTGTGCTGGTTGATAACGGCTCTTACAAAGTCCATTCTCGCCTGTTCGTTATCTTCGGGAATCTTAATCAGGTCTTGGTATGTATACATTGTCTTTCTCCTTTACATGATTGAAGTATACGGTGTTCTTGGTAATACTATCTTCATGGTCTTAACGAAATACCTCGTATCGTCCATTGCATGATCGTCTACTTTTACAGGTTTATCCTCTGTAGCCTTATCATCCCAAACATATCCCTGTACTTCCTTCTGCCAATTCTCACATCTTGGTGTTATCTTAATCAGCCCTTTTTTCATCGCTGTAGCAGTTTCCCTGATTCCATCTGCTACGTCGTTCTTAGCCGGCTGTACATGATACTTTCCTCTCTTCTTAAGCAGTGTTATGAATGAAGCCGCCGACGGGTCGATGATGGTCTTTATTCTCTCCTTATACGGAACATCTTTAATGAACCTGTCCAGATCATCAGCGTATTCCTCATCGGTCTTCTGTACTCCTGTATTTCTTCCTGAGTAGTAATACTCTTTCAGCCTATACCATATTTGTCCATATTTGCCCCAAAGACCAGCGCTAAATGCATTTTGGGTTCCGTAGTCTATCGACAATACAAAACCTTCGCATTTCGTCTCCTGCGGCTCTTCTTCTATAGCCTCTTTGTACATCGGATAGATAAGTCCTTCGGCTAGTGTCCATTCACCTTGAATGTATCTTCCGTAGTACACTGTGCCTTCATATTCTTTACAAAGGTTTTCAACATACTCTTTCGGAAGGAACGGGTTATCAAAGATCGTGTAGCTTTGAATGTATGCGTCTATATCAGGCTTATCTATAAATTCCTTAAGCCAATGGGAAGGGTATTCAGGGTTACATGAACCATCGAATTTACTGTAAGGTTTATCGAGACGTGATTGGAGCATCGCGAATACTTCTTTGTTCCATTTAGCGATCTCATCGCCGTAGCAATACTTAACTGACGCTCCCTGTATCTTTGCTACCTGAGATACCTTTTCAGCTCCTAAACAATAAACAGGAACGCCCGCAATAATTGCCACATTCCTTGCATTTATCGTTCCGACGATTGCATCGGTATATATCTCTCTCATCGGTTCCAATACATTACGTTCTATTGTCTCCTTTGATACTCCCAGAATAAGATTAAGCCCTGTTTCGTCTTTTACCGCTCTAAGTCTTGATAGAATCACATACGCTACATCAGCGAACGATTTTCCTGATCGTACCGCGCCTATCTTTAAATTCCATCGAGCATCCGCATTAACGATATATTCATTTTGCTTTGTGCTCAGTTTCAGCATTGACTTTTAACTCTCCCAAAATCGAATCCAATTTGTTGAGTGCTTTCTCATCTGTTACATTAGCCGCGTCTTTCCATCCTAACTGCTTAAGACTGAATATCGTCACGCTCGGGCTGTATACTCCAAGTAGTCCGTTCCTCTCTAATTTGACCTCTTTTGCCTCGCTGATCTTTTTTATAGTGTCTGATAAATCAGGATTCTTACTTGCCAACTCATAAAGATATTGCCTTGTTATGCCGTGTATATGAGCGTATTCGGCAAGAATCGGCGGTTCAGCTGACTCTATATAGCTATCCGCATCGTTGATTAAGTCTTCGATATTTACTTTTGGCGGTCTGCCTCTATTTGCCATTTCCTCACCTCAGTTCTTCGGGTTTGGTTAATGTTTCTACCTTTGCTCGTAGCATCGGCGTTACTGCTTATCCCTACTCTCTGGGATATCAGCTAAATCGCGGGTAAGGCTTCTCCCCTTAACACGTACTCAGAGAACCAATGGCATCACGGAATCGAACCGTGTCTGAGTTCCTCGTATGCCCTTACTAGCGTCTATCTTCCGCCACCGCAATCTGTTCAACTTCCACAAAAAAGCCGCCACTCATAACAAAGTGACGGCTCAATGCTTATCGTGTTCAATTACAGATATTATACCATTTTTCGGAGATTTTTTCCACTCTATCAAGGTTAGAACCGCTTGATAAACGCTTTCGGTGCGTTGTAGTCTTTGGCGTATGTCTCATATGAGTTAAATCTAAACCCGCACTCCAAACATTTCCTGCGTCTCCATGTTCTTTCCTTCTGCTTCCGAGAATCTATTACTGTCGTGGCTCCGCCACATTTAGGACATACCATCTTCTACCTCCTTTACATCCTGCTCGATACGATCATAACCGCTATCCATAGCGCCAGAAGTAAGCAAGCTATCATTTTGTATATCTGAATTAACATACGACTCCTCCCCTTCAAGGCTGTGATTGCATAGCGGACAGTAATTATGTAGCCCCCTGTACACTACTACTCCACATGCAGGACATTTAGAGAACATGTTTACATATTTCCTCTGTCCGAACATCGTTGCCGATATATTACTCATAAATTACTCCTCGCTATTGACTAGCTTATCTATCTCAACTAAGCAATCGTAGCCTGATTTCATGCCGATCAGGAAATAGTCGTTTATTACTTCCCTGATCTTCGCTACATTACCTCTGGGTATTGCATCATCTGTTCTCTCCCCGAACTCATATCCTAGCTCCTTAAGCTGAGCCAAAGCTATGTCTCGCTCTTCTACAACCTGCTTATACGTTCCGAGGGA